ATTTCACGTTATGGATATAGAAACGATGGAACAAGTAGCAGAATACAAAGGAAAAATATCAACAAAAGATTTTGGAAACTTATGTGTAAATACAGCAACAGAATATAACAATGCTTTGTTAGTAGTAGAGAACAACAATATAGGTTGGGCTACATTACAACAATGTATTGATAGAGGTTATGAGAATTTATTTTACACAAGTAAAGATTTAAAGTATGTGGATACAGAACATCAAATAAATAATCGATATAGAAATCAAGATCGTAATATGGTAGCCGGATTTAGTATGACATCTAAAACAATACCATTGGTTATTGCTAAATTGGAAGAATATTTCAGAGAAAAATCTGTAATTGTTCGTTCAAATAGATTAATAGATGAGTTATTTGTATTTATATATAACAACAATAAAGCAGAGGCAATGACTGGGTACAATGATGACTTGGTTATGAGTTTTGCTCTCACTCTATGGGTAAGAGATACGGCATTAAGATTGAAAAATGAAGGAATAGAATTAACTAAGAGAACTTTAAGTGGTGCATCTTCGCAGATGTTGCCAGTAAAACCAAGCTATGAAAATGATTCTTGGGATTGGGAAGTTGGACCCCAAAGAGAAAAGGAATCATTGGATTGGCTGATTAAATAAGAGGTAAAAAATGGCTGATAAAGACATATTTTCAAGACTAAAACGTCTATTTTCTACAAATACAATTGTTAGAAATATAGGTGGCAAGAAGTTAAAAATAATTGATACTGGACAATTACAAGGATTTGTTCAGACAAATCTAGTAGATAGATACCAAAAATTGTATGGTGGCTCTAGCCAATCTAATCAATTTGGATATAATGATCAATTATACCAACAACAATTAAGACTTGGTTTATTTAAGGATTATGAATCAATGGATTCGGATGCTATCATTGCATCAGCTTTGGATATATATTCAGATGAATCTACAATGAAGAATGAGTATGGTGATGTACTTTCAATAAAGACTGATAACGACAACATACATGATATTTTACATAATCTTTTTTATGATGTAATAAACATTGAATTTAATTTATGGCCTTGGATTCGTAATATGAATAAATACGGCGACTTCTTTTTACAATTAGAAATTGCTGATAAATATGGTGTTGTAAATGTAACTCCGATGTCTGCTTATGATGTAGCTAGACTTGAGGGTCATGAAGAAGAAAATCCACAATTAGTTCAATTTTTGTTAACTCCACAAGGAGATTCAAATCGACATAGTGGGAAAAGTAAAGATGAATTGACATTTGAAAATTATGAGGTAGCACATTTCAGACTACTTTCAGATTCCAACTATGTACCATATGGTCGTTCTATGTTAGAAGCTGGAAGAAAAGTTTGGAAACAGTTAATGTTAATGGAAGATGCTATGTTAATTCATAGAATTATGAGAGCTCCTGAGAAGAGAGTATTTAAATTGGATATTGGAAATATACCACCAGCGGAAGTTGATAATTATATGCAACAAGTTATTAATAAGATGAAAAAAGCTCCTGTTGTAGATGAAGTTACTGGTGATTATAATTTAAAGTATAATATGCAAAATATAACAGAGGATTTTTTCTTGCCAGTACGTGGCGGAGATTCTGGTACAGGTATAGAATCACTTCCTGGTTTAACATACGAAGCTACAGAAGATATTGAGTATCTTAAAAATAAATTATTGGCTTGTTTAAGAATTCCAAAAGCTTTTCTTGGGTATGATGAGAGTATCGGTTCTAAAGCTACATTAGCAGCAGAAGATGTACGATTTGCTCGTACTATTGAAAGGATACAACGAATAGTTTTATCTGAATTAACTAAAATAGCTATTGTTCATCTATATTCACAAGGATATACAGATGCAGACTTGGTTAATTTTGAATTAAACTTAACAAACCCATCTACGATATATGAACAAGAAAAAATTGAATTGTGGAATAACAAGACTTCGTTAGCTGCAGCGATGTTGAACGATGGTATAGTTTCTACAAATTGGATTTATAAAAACATCTTTGGATTTACAGATGATGAGATTAAAAAAGAAGATGAGAATATAACATTCGACTACAAAACTAAGTTTAGACGTACACAGATTGAAAATGAGGGTAATGATCCTGCTCAAAGTGGAGAGGCTACAGGTACTCCATCAGATATGGCCATTGGTAGAACCGGCCATGAGTTGGATAATAATGGCGGTTCTGAGGAAGGTGGACAACCAGGTGCTGGTAGACCCAAAGAACCTAATAAATATGGAAAAGATAGTGGTGCACGGGGTAGAGACCCATTAGGTGCTCACGATAAAAAGAAAGGTGGTAGTAATTCACCTAAATATGGTAGGTCTTTAGCATTATCACATTATGATGCATTAAAAAAATCAATGCATTTTGGCCCAAACGATAAAAAAATTATAACAGAGGTGTCAGAGTTGGAAGATGAGTATCAAAATGAGGTAAGTTCTTTAACTAATGATAGCTCAAATGAATAATTATTACTTAACTTTATATTTATTTAAGACAAATATATATATACTATATGGAGTATTTAAATGGCTCAAAAATTAAAACATTCTAAAATAAAGAATACTGGTATTCTTTTTGAATTATTAACTAGACAAATTACAGCAGATGTATTAGCGGGTAAGAGTACTAAATCTGTTGTAATTGTAAAAAAATATTTTAATGAAAATACTGAATTAGGAAAAGAGTTTCAGTTATATAAGATTTTGTCTGAAAAACACTATCAATCTGAAAGTAGAGCAACCCATTTACTTGAAGCGGTCATAAAATCAAGACAAAAATTAAGTAATACGACTTTACGTCGCGAAAAATATAATTTAATTAAAGAAATTAAGGAAAATTATAACGCAACTGATTTTTTCAATGGCCGTATTCCAAATTATAGAGTATTAGCTTCTATTTCTAATGTATTTCAATCTGAAACTAGTGATGTGGAGTATAGACCTGATGATGTTGTTAATTATAAATTCACATTATTAGAACATATAACAAGTAAAAAAATTACGACATCAACCATCAAAGACAAAGTATTAAATGAGTATAGTAAATCTGATAAAGACTTGAGATTACTTGCATATCAAATATTGGTGGATAAATTTAACAGTAAATATAAAAATTTAAACGAGTCTCAGCGTAATTTATTAAAAAACTATATAAACAATGTAAGTAACACCAATTCTTTACGGGGTTTTGTTGATACCGAAGTTGTAACTATAAAAAAAGAATTAAATATCCATTTACCAAACATAAATGATAAGCTTACAAAAATTAAACTAGCGGAAGCAGTTAATCAAGTAGAAAACCTAACTAAGGGTAAAGTGGTTAGTGAAAAACAAGTTTTAACTTTAATGAGGTATTATGAATTAATTAAGGAGATTAAAAATGTCCACACAAGTTAGTACATTTAAAAAACGTATCAAAGAATTAATTGCACAGGAGTTCAAAGAGGTGGAAGAAGCTTCTGTTACTGGTGGTATAGACGGTGGTGATGGGCCACCAAAAACACCACGTGCTTTTACCAGTGATGATGAAGATGATACGAAAGACGAAAGTTTAGATGAGAAAAAATTAAGCTCTCATCAAAAGAAGGCAATAACAATCGCTATAGAGATGAGTGGTAATATGACTAATGCTGTTAAGAAAATTGAAAGAATTAAAAAGGGTTTATCCAAAGATAAAAAAGTAGCAGACGCACTTCGTCTTGCAAATGAATCAATCAATGAAGCCAAATCACTTTCTAAGATGAATACTGATGAACTTATCAAGTATTGGGAAAAAGAATCGAAAACTGTAGAAATGATGAAAGATAAAAAACAAATTGATAAAACTGCATATAGGGTTGAGAGTGGAAAAATAGCAAGAATATTAAATTATTTAGGGGGACTCAAAAAGGATATGAAAGAATACGTAAATGAAGCTGGAAATGAAGATAGAAAGTGGTCAATGTATGTAGATGATAAAAAGATAAAAACATATAAAAGTAAAAGAGCCGCTGTAATCGCATA